ACGCCGTAGTCTTGCCAAAGGCGTGTTGCAAAAAATCGGTATGCAATGCAAACACCTCCTTCCGCAACCGCCACAGGGTAGTGAAGTCTTCCACGTCGTTGAAATCCATATTTAGCGGGCGCGGCTGGCCGCCTTCGGGGATGATTTGCACGCAGTCCAGCAGTTCGTTCAAGAGCGGGATGGCATCTTCAGGTTTGACTTTGCCCAATGCGCCCAACGTCGCCCCCACCATGCCGATCATCCCTTGCTGCGGGGTGATGCCGCCTAAATCCACGCCGCTGTTGGCCAAGGCCAAAAGGGCGCGCATTGCCCAGTGGTCGGCATGGGCGGCGGGCATTTCAGTAATCAGGAACACGCGGCCTTTATCGCGCCCGTTTTCAATCGTGATTTGCTTGGTTTTCAACGCCATTTCAGATTTCCTCCGATCTCACTACGATGCGGAAACCGTAGGTTGAAGATTCCAATGTTTTCTTGGCCGACGTGCCGCCCGGGACTTCCACTAGGAAGCCGGTGGCGTAGTAGCGTTTTTTCACGGCGGAAATCTCAACCGAAAATTCCACCATGCGCGTTTCCTGACGTTGCAGGATGTCGTTGGTAAATTGGTCGAAGTAGTCGCGCGATTTGCTGGTGGGCGCAAGCTGGATGTTGAAGTCCACTTCGAAGGGCGTGAAGCCGCCGGACTGTTTGCCGTCCACGCCCATCATGGTTTCGCCGATTTTTCCTTGCCCGAAGTCGAAGGCATTGTCGGCGGCGTAGCCTTCAATCTGTACGAAGTTGTCGTTAAAGCCCTTCACGCGCATTAGCAGGATGCTGTTGGCGGCGGTCAGGGTGCGGTCTGATACGGTTTGCATCTTTGGGTTCTCCAATAAAAAAGCCCGCAGATGCGGGCAGGACTAAGGCCGCCGAACCTTGCGGCGCGGCGGTCTGGCTGCGGTCAGGCAGCATTAGGGGTTAAAAATCATTCTGATGCGCCAAGCACGGAATCATGCCGTCTTCATACGGAGACGTGATATAGCTGACGAGATGGCGGTAGATTTTGCCGCCCTTCACCGTAACGGCGTAGTGGGCGTTACGGTTCAGGTTGAAGGGGATATTGGCCTGATTGGCAAACAGCTTCGGCACAGTTTCCAAGTTCACGGCTTCGGCTTCGCGGTATTGCGCCCCTTTTTCCACAGCTACCCGCGCCATCAGGCTCAACACTTCGGGAAACTGTTCGGGCGGCACGTCTTTGTAACCGACTTTGAATTTGGACTTAACCGCGCTCCACAGGGTAATCGCCAAAGCCTTCTGCTTCTCGAACGGCACGGACTGGAGCAGGATATTGTGCAGGGCTTTGACTTCCGCCTGTTGTTCGTGGGTTAAACCGTTTGGAAGGGCTTTGCGGGGTTTCAGGCTACCTGAAATTACGGCATCGAAGGTTCGGATAACCTGCAAGAAGAATTTGGCGGAAATCCAAGTAGCGTAGGCATACACCAATTCTTTGCAGGCGTAAGTGCCGCGTTTGTTGCCACCTTTAACAACTTGGATAACTTGTTGATTTTCTTCCAAAGACGGATTTCCGTCTTTGGAGAGTTCTTCAATCAATTCAGTAGTTTGCTGATTTTGAAGCCAACGGCGCGGCGCGTGCCTGTCTTCGCCGCCGCTGGCTTTGTGCAAGTCATTCAAATTGTAAAGGTTGTTTTCGGTTTGGCGGATAGCCACATTAGAGATTGCGATTGCGTTCATGACGAACTCCTTAGTAAATTGATTGGATGGCCGCATAAGGGCGGCGGGCTTCAATCACCGTACTAAGTCGGCGGAACTTATTCCCCTTCTGGGTATTGTATTCGTTCTCTCGACCCGCCTTTGACTGGCATTCCCAAGTCTGGAAATCCAGCCTTGGAAGAAAATCAAAGACTTATATTTTGCAACAGATGCAAAAAATCCGCTCTGTCGGGGCGTTGCGTTTCCGCTTAGTAAAGTGATGGCGCAATCATATCCAATCTTTTTATTTCATGCAAGACAAACAATATTCCTTTTTTTAAAGGCTACCTGAAAATCAAGCAGTTTCAGGCAGCCTGCACGGGGTTACTGAACGTTGATTGAACCAAGATTAATGTCGTGCACGCTGCCGCCGTCGGTGTACCACAGCTTCATCGGCATGGATTGGCGGTTTCCGCGTGTCTGCGCCGAAGCGTTCTGAATCAGCAGGAAATAACCGGTGCTTTCAATCTTCGCGGCGGCATCGACACGCGCCTCGTTGTTAATCATGGCGCGTTGCTGTTCGCTCAACGGCACGCCCGGCTGGATGCTGCCGAAGTTCAAGGCCTCGTTAATCGGGTCTTGGCAGGCGGCACGTTGCAGGGCGATACCGACGGCGTTGTACGGCACGGCCTTAGCCGAGGTGAGCAGAGTCATCAGGGCAAGCTGCAACTGGCTGTTGAGGCGGATTTGGTTCACATAGGCATCAATCCATTTCCATTTGCCGGGCATTTGGCCGGGGTAAAGGAAGGTAAAGCGGTCGTTGGCGGTTGCCCATGCGCCGTAATAGTTGTAGCCGTTCTCTTTCAGGTTGTCGGCATCGGCGGCATTGTCCACGTCCACGCTCAAGCCGGATTGGTTTTTGAACGCCAGCGTGATGCGGCCTTGTGTCTCGGTGAAATCAATGGAGGCAATCGCGCCGCACAGGAAAGCGGCTTTGTCCAGCCCGCCGTAAATCGGGGCAGTACCGTCGTAGGCGGCGGCTTTCAGTTGTGCACCCAAGCAGGTAGTGTTGCCGGTTTGCAGCGCGGCGGCTTCTTTGCCCCATGCGGCGTAAAGGAAGCGGTTGTTCTGCGCGTTGCTCCATTTGGCCAAGGCCAGCTTGTCGGCCAGTTCGGGTTCAAACACGGTGGTGAAGGTGGCGAAATTCAAAGTGGACTGAATCACACCTTCCATCACGGTTTCCGCGCTGTCGCCGTCGTTGCCCTTGGAAATCACCGCGCCTTTGGCTTCGGTCAGGTTCAAGGCTTCGGCCAGCGTGCCGGTGGCAAAGCCGATTTCAGAAGCCTTGCCTTGGGTGGCGGAAACGATTTCAAACGCCTGCAACTGCTCGTCAAACTGCACGGTGGCACTGATGGCTGTGCCGATTTTGTTGGCGGCATCGGAAAAACTGGTGGCGGCTGCCAAGCTGATGTTGTCGCCGCTTTTGTCGCTGCCGTCGATGTTCACTTTCAGATTGCCCGAAAGTTTTTTCAGAACGGCAAGGCTCATGCTTTTCACGCTGGCACCGCGCAGATAGGCGGCTTCTTTGCCGACGTTGTAGGGATAGAAATACAGCGTGCCCGGCTTGATGTGCGAATTGTCAAAGCCTTTAAAGTACACTTGCGCGGCTTTAAACTCTTCGCTGGCCAAGCCGAAAAACTCGCCGACTGCCGAAGCATCGGGGAACGCGGTATGCCGGCCGGTGGGTAGGTTTTCGTTTTTGCTCAAAAAGACGGCGTTCATCGACAGGGGGGAACCGCCGGAACTGAGTACGGCGGGATTCACGCTGACAATTTTATTTGCCGGAATAGATTGGAACATGGATATATCCTTTACGGTTGGATCAGGGTTAAATCAAAAGCGTTGACAAACTGTTGCGGGTGTTCTGCCTGTGGCGCATAGGCCAGATGAACGGTGGTCGTCCAGCGTTCTTCATATTCACTCTCTTCGTTGGTGAGCGGCATGAAGCGTGCGGGGTCGGCATATAGCGGCTGGCAGGATTCCAGCTGTTCGCAGGCGTAGAAATCGCGCCAAAGCAAAACGGTTTTCTGCGCCATCTGCCCCGCCTCTGCACCGTAGAAATCAAGCTGCATCTGTATTTCTGATTGGCGCGATACGGCAGCAGTTTCATCCGCCACGGCGTAAGCGTGTTCGTTGGTAGCAGCGGCGGTTTCGTTCAGGATGTTCATCACCACAAACGGCGGCTTGGGCAACGGTACGTTGTTGCTGTATCCGCGCACCACTTCGCACGAAAAAAGCCCGAGCAGCATTGCCCGGACTTCGGTGTAAATATCGTCTAATGTTGCCGCCATAACAGCACCTTGCACCAATCCGGCCAGCTTTCCACCACCTGTTTCACCAGCCATTCTGTTGTTTCGGTTTCGCCATAGGCCGCGAATACCAGCTTGTCCGCGCCTTTGCCGTTCTGCCGCCGCAGGCCGTGAAACTGGCCGGTGACATAGGCATACAGCAACGTTCCTTGTTGCGCCAATCCTTCAAACAAGGACAAATCTTGCGTGCTGAGGGTTTGGGTCTGCACGGTTACGGGATGCTCGCTGTAGCCTGATTTCCGTTTCCCCGTGGCATCGGTGGTGTAGCCGTTATTGAGTTTCAACACGGCGGGCAGGTTCGGATTGACGGATGTAATCGCGCCGTTGGCAATAGCTCTCAGGTTCATTCGTCCGTTACCTCGTAATCAATACTTCGCCACAACGTCCTCGTGTCAATCAACGGCTTATCAAAGCCTTTTTTCTTCACGGTTGCAGCGGCGTTTGGCGGTTCGCGGAAGGCTTGGATAGTTTCCACAATCTGCCCCTTTACGCCTTCGCCCATCAATTCCAAGGTTTGCCGCACATCGCCGCCGTTGGCTTCCAACAGCGCGGCAGCCTGCTTCGGCCATTCGTCTTTGTGTTCGGCAATGGTGTTTCTGAAAAACGGGCGCGGCGGGATGGTTGCCGTGCCGTATTCGTTCCAAAAAGCGACTTGCGCCACGCTTTCGCCGTCCGAACCTTCGTAGTTTGCCTGCTCGATGATGCCGACGCGCACCTTGGCCGTTGTTGCCTGTGCGGCCAGTTCGGCCAGCCGCTGCCGGAATTTATCGCCGCCGCGCATAACAGCCTCCCAATACATAGCGGAAACGGCGGTATTTGGCGGTAAGCTGCCAGTAGGTCGCACCATAGGGCGTTTGCAGATACCAAGCGGCATTGCTGCCCACCGCACCCATATCCGCGCTCACGGAAACGCTGCCTTCGGTAGCCGAAGCAATGCGTCCCACTAATCCGCCCTGCGCGGCACGTTCGTTCAGCGCGGCGAAATGGCGTACCAGCAGGAACAGCAGCATTTCGCGCTCTTCCAGCTTCTCCACGATGCTGTGGTCGGTGTTGTCCAGCAGGCTTTCGGCCTGCGTGAACCACATTTCGAGCTGCGCGTCCGTGGCCTGCACTTCGGGATAGGCCGCCTGAAACCGTGCTTTATCAAAGACGACGGCTGGCATGGTTAGTCTTCCTTGGCGGTGCTTACACCATTGGCCTTGTCATCGGGGTTAATGGCTTCCAACTTGGTTTCGTTGTCGGTCTTTTCCTGAGCTTCCGCCTCAGTGTTTTCGGCCTCTTCATGGGCGAAAATGAAGCCGTTTTTCACCATATCGCGGTCTTGGTGCGCTTCCATCCAAGCATTGAAGAAATCAGCATCTACGTTGTAGGTAATGCCGTGGCCGCCGATGATGTTTGAAGCGTTCGCGCCGTTCAACTCTACCGATTGGCCGCCGACTTCAATAATCAGTCCGTTGGGCAGTTTGCAGCCAACGGTTACAGTTTTTTGTTTTGCCATTTGATTTTCCTTTGAAATTGAAAAAAGACCGCCTGTTTCAGACGGCCTTGTTGTGCAGGCTGCCTAGCTCACCGTCATGGAAGCAATGCAGAATGGGCGGTAGATAATCGCGCCCCATGTGCCCTGCGATTTCTTCTGCTTGATGCTGGAGGCTTCCAAAACCATGTTGTGCGCGCGCAGTTTTTCGGTGAAACCGCATTCCAGCGTGCGCTGGCCGTCCAACTCTTCCACAATCAGCTGCACCATCTCGCCCGATGCGGCGGAGTATTCCGGCACGGTTTCGATGCGCAGGTTCGGGAAGTTCTTTTTCAGTTGGTCGGTAACATTGACGTTGTACTGGTTGGTTTTGGTCAGTTCAACGCTGGCAGTTGGGCTGCACACCAGCAGGAGCGGTGTGTTCATATCAATCAGACCGCCGGTTTGCTGCAACAGTTTTTGGAACAGTTTGCGGATGGATTCGTACACCTGTTCGCCGGTGGCGGTTGCCCATGTTTGGGCGGCAGCGGTGGCGGCCGGCAGGCTCGGATCGTTTAGGATGCCGTAGTTCTGCAAACCTCTAATACCGAACAAATAGGATTTGTTCTGGAAGCGGTTCAAGGCGTTCACGCTGGCCTGATTGACGCGGTTCACATAGTCAATCTTCGCTTCGCCTGCGCGTGCCACTTCGCGTTCGCCCCAGCGGGTGAACACTTGGTAATGGTAGCTTTGGCGTTGCGGGAAATTGACGTTGGCACCGCTCACACCGTTGTTGTTGTAGTCGCCGTAGCTGGAGACTTCGCCGGTAGGTTCTACCAGCATGAACATGGCGGTTTCGGTGGTCCAGTCGCCTTTTTTCACTTCGCCGAAGATTTCGGCGGCCTTCATCGGCTGAAGGGCGACTTCAATCAGCTTCGGATCAACATAGGTCAGCATCCATGCGGGAATGCCGCTGTTGCCGGCGGTGGTCAGTGCGGGCTGCGCGTCCATCGCCAAAGCAGCCTGCACCTGTTCGTTCATCAGCTTTTTGCCGCCGCCCATAAAGACGATGCCGGCATCGCGTTCGAGTTGTTGCAAGGTATTCATCTAATCGTTACTCCCATGTGGTGATTTTAGCCAGTTCGCCCGCTGCGGCTTTGGAAGCTACTTTGAAGCGGGTCAGGGTGTGGTCAGTTTCGGTGGCGGCGGCAGAGGCTTTCAATGTGCCGTCGGCATCTTTGGCGAACACGTTTTGGCCGATTTCGGCACCGGCGGGGAAATGCGCCCAGAAGTCGCCTGCCACGGCCAACGTAATAATTTGGCCGGGCAGGATTTGGTTGCCGTGTTCCGCCAGATAGGCGGTGATGCTGGCCTGCTGTTCGCGGTGGACAAAGCCAATGCGTGCGCCGGCGGTTTTCTTGTTGGATACTTTGCCGTCGGCATCTGCCCAGGCAAACACGCCGACGGTTACGCCGTCCGTGCCGCTGACGAGTGCGCCTTCACCCGCCAGCATGGAAGCGTTCGGGTTGTGGGCAGCAAAATCCCCCGCAACGGCGGGGGCTTGGTAAGGTTTGACTGCTTTTTGGAATGACATGGTTTAAGCCTTTCTGATTCGTGATAAACCGGGGAACTGTTCGGCGGTTTTGGCCGCATCTTGTGCCATCGGCTGTTTGGGTTTGCCCAACATGCCGACCATGGCGCGGTAGGCGGAGGGATGTACGCCGGTTACGTCAATGCCGCTCTGTTCCAGCGCGAACTTGTACACGTCCGCCGCATTGTCCATCGCCACATCACCGACAATGTGCGCCACTTCGCGTTGTGCCGTTGCCAAGGCTTGCGAACGTTTCCGTTCGGCCTCTACGGCACGTTTGATGGCCGCATCCATCGCCATTTTGGAAATGGCAGCATCTTGCGCGGGTTTGGGTGCGCCGCCTTCGGGTTCTTCCGGCTCTTCGTCTTCGGCGGGTTCTTCCGGCTCGGCGGGGGCGGTGTTGTTTTCGCCGTCCTCCGGTTCGTCTTCGTCCGTGCCGACATTCTCGACATTTTCGGGCGGCAAATCTTCGCCGTCGTCTTCCGCCGTCTGCACTTCGTTGGTGAGCGAGCCGATGACCTGCAACAGTTCATCGGGGCTCAATTCGGCATCCTGCGCCAATAAAGGCTGCACGGCTGCCTGAATACGCGCTTTCGCGCCTGCTTTCAGTTTCATGGTTTTCCTTTCGTAAAATGGGTCTGCATCGCTTACTACAACATCACGCCCCGCCCGACCCACATCGACAAGGGCTACATGGTTTCCGACAATATCGCGCATCACGCCGTCGTAATGCCTGCCTTCAAATTCGCCTGCGGTCATGTCGGCGGTGTAGTGGTACGCGCTGGATAGCTCCACCTGCTCGCCGCTCTCAATGCCGGCAATCGCCTCCGCATCCCACACGGCCAGCGAACATTTCAGGTAGCCGTCTTCAAACACGGTATCGCTGCCGGTCGTGCCTGCAATCACTTCTTTCTGCGGCTCGTCGGCAGAAACGGGAATGTGCTTGCTCAATAAAGGCAGGTTGTTGAACGTTGGCGCGGCCTTTTCCAACTCTTCGGGGTCTCGCAGCAGGTAGTAAACCTTTTTCGGCTCAAGCCCCAGTTGTTGGTAATTGGGTATTTCGCTGCCGTAGTAGGGATTTACCGTGGCCTTGCTGATGTTGGAGCTTTCAACGTGCAGCCTGCCGTCTTGGTCGTAGGAGCGCAGGGAGCGGTCTTGCGCCAACTGTGGCTGCTTTCTGTACCAGCGCGGGTTGTCGCAATCCATGGCGTAGGTTTCATCCAGATAATCCAATTTCATCTCCTAAATCCAAACGCCTTAGCCAAAGCGCGCATTTCTCGCAGGTTATCTCGTTTAATTTCTTCATCCAATTTGGAATTCCCAAGTTTAGCGTTAGGGAATCGCTCGCTGAATTTACTCCATGCTTCTTCAAGCCTACGATCATAAGGGTTGAACCCTTCGCCACCTTCATTCATCACGTTCTGGTACTGCCTGCGCTGTTTCCTTAAGCGTTGGATGTGCTCCTTCAGTTCGGTTTCAGACATTGCATCCATGTCGTAATCGCGTGTTTTCACATTGGCGATAGCAGGCCGAGAAGAATGCGGGGTGGATGTGGCTTGCTGTTGCACCGGTGCTTTGTAATCCGGGCTGACCGGGCTGAAATGTTTGATTTCATCCGCCAATTCGACACCGGGCGGCAAATACCATTTTTTCTTATCCGGATTCCATTTTGCCCCGTGCTTTTTGGCAAGCTCCCGCTGCTCATAAGGGACATTCAAGTAAGTCCCGCCTGCTTGTTGCGCCGCCTTGAAAGCCGCCCAATCCTTGCGGTGCTGTTCAAGCTCGGCCTTCTGTTCGTTACTGATGGTGTATTCCTTACCGGATACATAAATGCGGTGGGTATCCTTCTTCCTGCCATAGTAGAACTTGCCGTTCCAGTAAGGGTCTGAATGTTTCTTGCGGATTTCGGCATACCAGTCGGGGATTTTTGGCTCGGTGGTAACTGACTTGCTGTTTCCTGTATCAGCTTTCTCTTCGAGATTCTTTGAAACAGCTGTTGCAGATTTTGCAACTACCCTTTTCTCTATCCGCCCCTTAGCTTCTAATAAAGCCTTTCGTGCTAAGAAAGCACCTTGTTCGGTGAATTTATATTTGTAGGTATTACCATCAATTTCCTCCAATAACCCTTCTTTTGCATATTTCTCAGCGTCTCCCCATAAGCCGAGGCTTCTTGCATCAAAGACTTCCCTCTGCCAGCTGTAATTTGCCAAATCACTAAACATTTTGAATGTACTTCCGCCTTTGCGTCCAATCATTAAAACATTTTTGGCAAAATTAACAGCGACTTCTCTATCCGTGCGGGAAAAATCATATCCCCCTTCTTTGGATTCGGAGACTAATTTTTTAATTTTTTGAGGGAAGGAAATAGCCTTTCTACTCTCTGCTCCTTCTCCCCCTTTATTAATTTTACTTTGCTTAATTTTTTCTTGAATTGAAGTTTTGCTTTGAGATTTGGTAGAGTTTGCGGCTGCCAAATGTTCTTTACTCGGCGTTTTCGCCCCGACAAAGCTTTTGCGTACTTCGTTAATTTTCTCGCCGTTAAACCTCCCGCCCATCCCTGCCTCAATGCGGCCTGATTCGTCGATTTTGACGGGCGAGCCTTTGTTTTCTGCTCCGTTCGGTTTAACGGTAATCCAGCGGCTGTCCATCGCCAACAATCGGCGGGCTTTGCTCAAAATGGCTCTTTGTTGCGTATTCATGCGTTGAATCCTTTAATCACGGCGCGGCTCGTACAGCGGCAGTTGATTTCCTCTCCGGGCTGTACCCATTTGCCGTCCAGATACATGCCTTTGCTCACATCGAACCGTTTGCCGTTGGCGGCAACATGGCTTGGGCGAGGCTCTTTGCCTGCGTGGGAGTGCATCCATATAGCTTCCGTGATGCCCAGTTCCTGCCGCCATGCCTTTTCAATGGCTGCCTTGGCTTTGTTGGTTTGGTCTCGCGCGATAAAGGCGGCGCGGCGTTCGCTGATGCCGTAATCCCTTCGCAGTTCGCGGGTCAGTTGCGCCATGTCATAGCCTGCATTCACGCTGCGCCATACGCTTTCTTCCACGCGGTTCAAGTATTGCTGGCCAATGGATCGGATAAGCGAGACGTTGCCGCCCAATACGGCCTGCAAGGCGGTTTGCTGCTGCGCTGTGGCACGGAAACGGACGGTAAAGCCTGCCTCCCGCAAGGCCGTCTGAAAGGCTCTCTCTGTGTGGTTTGCGCTTTGGTTGGCGAATACCCCGGCAATTTGCGGGGCGAGTTTGTCCAGTCGTGCCAGCCAATAACGCAACAGGGCGGACAAAGCAGCCTGCAAGCCGTCCGTCAGGCTGTCTTGTGCAATGCCTTTCGGGTAGTGCCGTTCAAGCAAGCCCTGCACGTCGGCGCGCATTTCACGCAACAGCTTTTTCAGGCTTTTGCGGTAGGCGGCCTCTACGCCGAGGTTGGGCTGTATCGGTTTCAGGATGATGTCTTTATCGGATGGGGCGGATAACTTCATGACTTGCTTTCATCTGATTAGTGGCATACAATAACCACGTCTGACAGCAGAAATTTTCGCATTAGCTGCGTAATCTCAGGCAGGTTACTGTCGAGTGATAAATGGTGGGGATTGCGGCCACCCAGACACAAACAACCCCTGATACTTCATCATCAGGGGTTTGTTTTTTGCTTGCGTGATTTAAATGCAGTCAGCAAGAACATCAACTGATTGCCTTTAAATTCCGGCGAAATAACCGCCATCTTTTTATTGTGCCAAATCTCAAAATTCCCCGTCTCTTGGCTCTTTTGAATATTGCCCTTCTCAATAACTTCATCAATATCTTCAAGGAAGAGGTCAACATCAATGCCTTGCTCTTCTCGGCGCTTGATGATGTGTTTCAATCCGACATCATCGTTCCCCCAAACTAAAGCAATATCGCCAATGTCGCCTCGGTGGAACGCGCCTTTGATATATCCGTTCTTTTCCTGACGTAATTTTTGGATGGCGGCTTGACCTTTACCTTGATACTCGGTGCCAAGAAATCCGCTTATATCGTCAGCACTATTTTGAGATGAGCCTCCTTCCCCAAACTGCCCATTCTCCGCCCTTGGATGTTTGCTTTCATCCCATTCGGCATCTTGGGCAGGTTTAGGCTGGGCTTCGCCTTCTTCCCCTTCGCCGTCGTTCAGGCCGTCTGAAAAGCCGTCATCGGGCATTTCAGGCACATTTTCTACATCAATCCCGTTGTAACCGCTGTCCGGCTCGCCCGCCAGCCGACCGCGCACTTCCTCTGCCGATACCACGCCGGCCTGAATGTAGGCCACATCGCGGTCAGTGTCGGATTTGCGGATGGTGGAAAGCTCGGTTTCGCTCATCTGCTGCAACGGCACAAAGTCGAACGTGATGTTGTCATTCACTTTGCCAAACAGGTGCAGTTGCACCAGTTTGAGCAGCTTATCCAGCGGGTCGCGCAGCAGGTTTTCCTGCATGGCGCGGATGTGGTCGTAGTAAACGGCAATCTCGCCCTCCGTGCTGGCATTCAGGCCGCTTGGCGTGATACCGAGCAGCTTCACCAGCGGCGTATGACTGGGTGCGGCCATTTGCTCTTGGGATTGAGCAAGCAGCGCATCCAAGCCGGACAGCGGAGTGTTGAACTGGAAGAACTCTTCTTCGTCTTTGCTCAACAGCATCAGGCCGCGGTTGTCGCGCAAACGGTTGTACAGTTCGGCGCGGAGCATGATGTTGGTGTCGCCGTCGTCACTGCCGCTCAGTATTGCGCTCATGTCGGTTTTAATGCCGGACAAGGAGAAGCTGTGCAGCAGGTCGCTGATGGAATCCACGGTACGCAGCCAGCGTTCCACATAGGGCATCATGAGCTGGGTCATGCTCACGCCGCCGAAGTTGTAGGCGGGTTTGAGCATATCCGGCACGGGGCGGGAAATCAGGGTAAACAGTCGGCTGGCATGGATTTCCTGCGCCATCACATACCATGCCTTCGGCTTATAGAAGTCGGGCAGGGTAGGGTCGATGGCGTTGTACGGCGCGGGGGTCGTCCACATCGGCTCGATATTCACCAAGGCTTTCAGGCTGCCTTTGGCAATGGTTTTCTCCGTCAGCAGCAGCGGATTGGCGAGTTTGCCGTCGTGGTCTTTGATTTGCACCAGTATCTGGCCGCGTCCGAATAGGCCGTCTGTTTCGATGGCCTTGCGGAACACATCGCGCACGTTCAGCCGCTCGTAGCATTCCTCAATCTGTTTAATGGCCTCGCTGTTGTCTTCTTCGCCCACGGATTTGATTTCTATCCATTGGCGGGTCATTTCGTTGGCGGTGGTCTCGCTCACGCTGCGGTATTCGGAAATTTGCGCCAACTCGGCCAAGCGCGGATAGCCGATAAAGCCGGTACCGAAAAAACAATCAGCCCCGAAGTTTCCTAAGGGGCTGCTGTCCATCGCTAGGCCGTTTGGCTTCACGCCGTCCGGCAGGGCTGGGAAATCCAAGCCGTAGGATGCAGGCTGCTTTTCAGGCAGCCTTTGCAGGGCGCGGCGCATGGCTTTGTCTGTGTGTTTTTTCTTTTTGCTCATAGTCCGCTCAATATCTTGGGGTTGATGTTCAGCCCGCCCTGTACAGGGGCAAAGGCCATGACCAGCGCGTCCGCCCGGTTCGGGCTGGGAATCCCGCGCTTTTTCATGTCTTTCTTGCTCTCCGCCTTCACGCGCCCGTTTTGGTCGTAATCCACCTGCGGGCGGCTCAGTTCGGCAGTCAGGTATTCCAATTCGTGCAGGCTGCTTGAAAGGCTGATAAGTTGGTCTTCGGGGTAACTGTCCCCGTGATGGACGGCACGCCACGTCTTGTAGAAGCGGTCGCGCACCATCCACCATGCTTGCGCCTTGATGTTGGCGAACATATCGCGGTTTTTCTTGTCGTCGGTGTACTTGGCATCGGGCTTGTACACTGCGCCGCCTGCATTGAAGCCAAGCGTCTGCACCTTGCCGTTCTTGCGCCGGAACTGTGCCTTCACACCAGCACCCACGCCGATGTTGTCGTACACAATGCGGTCAATATTCTGCTCTTGGGCGTACAGGTAAACCTTATCGGCGGAATAAATCACATCCTGTCCGCGCCATTGCTGCATGTCGGTTACGACCGATCCGTGCCGCAATACGGTGGCGTTGGCATCATCGCCTTCATCGGCCACGTCAAAACCAAGGATGCGCCGGCCTACGGCTGAGAAGCCTAGTTTTTCATGCGCATCAATAGCGGCTTCAATCCAGCTTGGCTTGATAATCGCCAGTTCGCTGTCGGCCACCGGCTCGCCCAGCCAAATATGACGGTAAAGGTCTTCGTCCCGCTCTTTGCATTCGAGCATGTCGGCCAGTAGCGGCGTATCGGAAAAATGCGGGTTGATGTCGTAATTCGCCTTCAAGACAATGCTGTCTTTGGGCGGGTGGACGATGAACCGCTGATAGGTGTCGTCCAAAATATTCTTCGGGTTGAAACTGATCCATATTTCCGCGTTTTTGTCGCCACGAATGGACGGTATCAGCACGTCCCATGAATTTTTCGTTACTGCTTCGGCTTCTTCCACCCAGCACACGCCGACACCCTGAATCGATTTGATTTTGGTAACGTTGTTCTTGATGCCGTAAAACACGAACTTTGCGCCCGTGCCTTTATGGGTGATGGTGGATTTCAGAATATCGAACTCATCCGCGTAGCCCAAGCGTTCGATGGTCTCAATCAATAGTTGGTACACCGAATCATCCAGCGAGCCTTGAAACTCACGGGCGCACAGGATGACCGTGCCGATGCGACGCGAAACTTCCACCGCCAATTCCGCCAAAAAATATGATTTCCCGCTGCCGCGCCCGCCATACAGCACCTTGTAACGTGCCTTGCGGATAATCGGCTTGAAATACGGATTGGCCATAGGGTTACTTGAAAATATCTTCCAGCGATCGGGTCTCTACCTTCACGCGCATATCGGCATCCAGTTCCAGCTTCTCGCCGTACTTCTTCGGCGCGAGCTTGGCTGCCTTCCACTTTCGGGCATCGATTTGTAGCTTTGCTTTCGCCACTTCACCTGTTTCAGGGGCGACAGAATCGGCAATATCGATAATCTCGTCGGCAAAACCGTCTGCCTGTTCCTCGCGCGCGCGCGCGTATTGCTCCTGAAAATCTTGATGCTCCGCCAACCAGCGGTGCACCGTTCCACCCGCCGGCATATCGGCAGACGCACAAATCGCCCGCAAGCTCATGCCACGGGCGATCAGTTCGCAGATTTTATCTGCCGTTTCTTGATTATATGTTGTCGGACGCCCGATGGGGCGTTTCTTATCGCTCATATCGAACCTCCAAAAAAATCCCCGCACCAATCAGGCGCGGGGCTAGAACCACAACATTAGGAAACTGAGGCGCGACCCTCTGGCGATTGGGAGCGTCCGCAATCCTCTCCCCTCAACGTGAAACCACGCCCCTACAGCCTTTGCCGAACACCTTCAAACGGCAAACGCCCATAAAAACCTGAAACCGGCCGGAGAACCCTCCAACCCAAAATTTCAGACGGCCTGAAAACGCAAAAACCGCCCAACAAAGGCGGTTCATATAGCTATTTCCAAACTATATCACAATTATACCTAAAACCTCCGCTTTGTCAATAATGCGGCATGATTCAAACTCATCCTGTAATTTCAATATAGCCGTTGTCTCTAATGCTGCTACCACCCTCTTTATTTTTTCACGCTGCCGGTACAAATAACCATTTGATATATCGTATTTATCCATAATAACGGTTTTTTTAGGAAGCCCCGTAAACAAGTTGGATAATATGTTGTCGCACAACAGCAAATTAACCCCTACATTTTGCTCTTCAATATACGCCGTAATATCCACAATACCACTCAAGTTTTCGCTATATGTGCATTCAATCACAGCCAACTCGTAACGGTTTAACACGCGCTCTATACGGCTGATAATCATTGCAGCATTTGCATGAGTTTCGGCTTGCGTCAATTCTCCACCGCCACCCATCACCCCCTTACTTTCACACCACGCACACACCTTGGCTGTATTATTCAGCGGCTCCATGCGTACACTATGGATTTTATAAACTTCACGTAATACTTGTTCAACATTTCTATACATTCACAGCCCCGCTCATGTTTTAACCAACCCTTTTTCATGCAACAAAACCAAAGTCCTCATTACCCCTTCCGCGAAGGCCTTTCTACTCATTGCCCAGTCGGCTTGTTTGAGTTTGATTAGCTCTTTTAGCGTCATAATTCCCCCTTTCGTTCAAAACTCCCAAATAATGCCAAATTCCTGCGCCGCCCATGCTTGGATGCGGTTTTGGTAATCGGTCATCTCGCCGGTATTAAGGGTTGTGGTCGAAATGCCGATTTGCGAACCGTCCGGCAACTCTTCGCTGCCGATGAATTGGCGTTTGCAGTATTCGTGCCACGCATCCTGACTGAACCGTTTGCCGGATACCCATGCCTGATCGGCCAAAGTCTGATAAATCTTCCATAGGCGGCGGTTCTGCTCGGTACTGCGCTTCGATTTGTACGGTCGGATGCTGATTTCCAAATCAGGGGTTTCTTGCAGCCAGCCTTGCAGGTTATTCCAGATAGTCGTCATCAACGGGCGCATATTTTGGATTTGCAGGCGATAGGTTACGGATTGCATCATTCAACCTCCCTCGCCTTCCTGCGGTATTCCGCCGCCAGTTCGCGCAAATCCTGCTTACCGTAATGCTTCTCCGACTGGTCGGCTTCGATACGCTCCACTTCGGCCAGCCCGACACGCCCAATCAAACCTTGTCGATACGCCACCACATTGCCCGACAAATGACAATTACAGTGTTTGCATTGTCCGTGGGTATTGCCCTCGTCAAAGCGCAAATGCGGCGAACTGCCCACACTGCGGTAATGCCCCGCGTCGTAGCTGTTCGGCTCGCTGCCCAACGGCTTGCCGCAACTGATACAAGGCTTGCCCCTGTCCCTCAACCTGATGTAACGGTTAAACGCCTGCTGTGCCTTTTTCGTCAGCTCCGGTATCGTTTCCAACCTATGCCGCATCGCCGCCGTCTTGACCGACTCCCTGCGCTTGGCCTCACGCTCCGATTTGATGGCCGCCTTGCGCTTCTGATCGCGCTGATACCTCACCCCGCAGGCCGGGGAGCAGACAAACTGCAACGGCCGCTGTTTTTCAAACACCGTGCCGCATACTTTGCATTTACGCTTAGCCATTCCTCCTCCGCACCTCTTCCACCGCGATCACAACCAACCCCGACACCAGCCCGGCAACCGCCGCGCCCGTCAGCCAAATCAAACCAACTATTCCCGTCATTTTTTCCTCTCAAACCATTCAATCCGTTTTGCCACCGCCTCTTCGGAGGCCGTCTGAAACTTTCCGCTCTCGCATACCGTGCGCCTGTTCAGGTATCGCCACTTATCCACCGTAGGACAGGTCAGATGGCCTTTGAACCCCTTAGCCGCCGCATCGCGGAAATCGGCATGAACGCAGTGCAGGCAGGTTTCAGTATTCATAATCCGCAAACCTCTGATGATGGCCTTCCCATTTCAAATCCAATACGCCGCGCTCGCCATCCCGGTTCTTCGCAATAATCAATTCCGCCGTCTCCTGTGGCGCGTCCGAATCGTAGTAGCCCTCACGGTACGGCATCAGAACAAGGTTCGCGTTCTGCTCGATGCCGCCGCTGCCGCGCAAATCGGCCAGGCTCGGACGTTTGTCTGCCTGCTTTTCCGTCGCACGGTTCAACTGTGCAACCAGAACGACGTGGATCTGAAGCTCCATCGCCAGCCGTTTCAGCCGTGCCGTAATATCGTCAAGCTCGGCCACCTCGTTTACACCCTTGCGCGGCATCAGGTGCAGGTGGTCTACGAACAGCGCGTCCAGCCCCGGTTTACGCTTCTCCACGCGGCAACGTGCCGCCAGCGTATCAATGCCCGCCATCTCCGTATCGATGGAAAATTTCCAGTTTTGCGATTTGCTCAGGTACAGCGTAAAGTTGTCCCGCTCCATCTGCGTCATGCGGAATTTTTTCAGACGGCCATAGTCAATCCCGTATTCCGCCGCCGCACCGCGTTGAACCAACTCCACCGCCGACATTTCGTAGCTTTGGAAGCGCACGGACAGCCCGCTTTTTGCAAAATGACGCGCAATGTTTTCCGCCAACACGGACTTACCCATTCCCGGACGCGCCCCGATAACCGTCAGATTGCCGCGCTGAAGCCCGCCTGTTGCCTCGTCCAGCCCGTTCAGGCCGGTGGAGAATCCCAACATGCCGTCTGATTCGTTGATGCGGTCGAAGTGTTTCAGCGTCGCCCGAAGTGCATCCGTGTAACTCATTTCCTCGCTTCTGCCCGCCGCCGCCGTACTGATTTTGTCCAGCAGGGCAACCGCCTCCGCCTGTCTGTCGGCTATACTCCTACCCTCGCGTTCGGTTGCCAGCCTCTCGATTTCCTCCGCCGCGAAACGCAGTTCCCGTTCTGCCGCAAAGTCCGACACCAGCTTCGCATAACGCCCCACATTTGCCGCAGACGGCGTGTTTTGGCACAGGCCGATCAAGTAGGCCATCCCGCCCGTCTGTTCGTTCAGGCCGCGCTTCTCAAGCTCCGCATCCAGCGTTACCACGTCCACCGGCAAACCGTCCGCCGCCATCTGCATGGCCGTCTGAAAAATCAGGCGGTTCGGCAGGAAGAAAAACGCCTCGGCGGACAGGTCGGACAGTATGTCTGCCGCCGTGTTGTCAATCAGGATTGCGCCGATAACCGACTGTTCGGCCTCGCTACTGGCCAAGATTTCCAAGTTTTCCGCAGTCATACCATCCTCCCCAGCGGGCGCAGTACGCCGCGTCTCGGATTAGGCTGCCCGTCCCCCGCACCATTGCCGCCCTGTTGCGGCTGGTTCAGTCTGCGGTGTGAAGGGTCTTTGGGTTTGACGGCAAACGCCCCCTGTGCCTTTTGGCGCGCCAGCAGTTGGAAAAACTTGTGTTCCCACATCGCCTGCGTCAAAACCTTGCCTGCCGCCTGCCAGTAGCTCGAAAATTCGGCCAACGCATCTGCTACGCGGCTGTCGGCAAGGCACGGGATTTGCGAACGGCGAAGTTTCGCGTCAAACGCGGTTTCGTCTGCGGGCTTCCAGCCGTCCGCCATCGGAAATTCGTTCAAGTCTGCCAAACCGTCAGGCGAAGCAAAGCCGCTGTTGATGTGCTCCCCGTCTTCGGCGGCTTGGTCGGCAACGGCAATCTCTACATCTCCGTCTTTGTTACTACTCAGTACTTGTTGAATATCAGTATTTAGTAGTGGCGGCTCAGCCTGATTAGGCTTACCCTGATTAGGCTTACCCTGATTAGGCTTACCCTGATTAGGTAGCGGCTCGTCATAAACCGTATAATCGGTTGAACCATCACTGTTTTTTTGAACTACAATAAAGCCTTTATCGCGCAATTCCTTGAGGATGTTGTAAACACCTTCCTTGCCTGTCGGTTTTGCCGTTTCCTTCGTAACATTGACCAGCTCGGAGACAATTACTGACCAGTCATCAGGCTTTGTAAGCAGATAACCAAGCATTCCCATTGCCTGCCAGCTCAGCTGATTTTTGTCATAAACTTTGTTGCTTATGACTGTGTAATTGTGTTCACGTTTTGCTCGGATAATTGACATCCTCAACCCCTTTCACAACCTCGGCCCACCGTTCCAAAGCCTCGCGCGCCTTGGCAACGTCTTCCGCCCGCATATAGGCGGACACCAGCAGGTATGCTTCCCATATCTTTTCGTCGCGGCTCATACTTCCACCCCATTTTCGACAATCGAGTAATGCGACGTGATGCAGCCCTTTTCGCGGATGTACGCCACAATCCGCTTGCATTGCGTCTGTTTATCGCTCATAATGAAACCTCTTTTTTAAATCAAACTTCCACCACCCCGCGCCCAAACGCGGGGCTTTTTTTGGCCGTCTTTCCGGCCTGTCATCCGTGCTATGATTGAATTTCCACAAACAACCGTTCACGGAGTGAAAAATGTCCAAATTAGAACTAACCGATTTCCAAATCCTGCAACTGGCCGCAACATTGGCCGTATCGCCTGATAATTCGCCTAAGAAAGCCGTTGAACGCATGTTCGAATGCGCCGACCTGATACGGATAGAACTTGGCGATACCGAACTGGCAGAAGCCAAGAAAGCCGAAAAGGCAGAGAAACTGGCCAACCAACGCGCATCATTGGAAAAACTCAGCCGCCGGATCGGTTGAGTTTCAAAAACTCTGTCTGAAGCGTATAAGACGTTATTTCTATTTCTTCATGAAGGCCTTGTTTCGCCATTTTTAACAAAGCCTTCTTGATTGCCGCCTTGTCCTTCTTCGACAAGGCTTTGTTTTTCTTTCGTTTCATTTCAGCACTCCAATATTCTGTTGATGAATTTTTCTCAACTTATCGACAATTTGATAACGTGGATTTTTTCTTTCACCGTTTGCCAGTTTGTTGATAAATTCAGGCGAACATCCAACATGTTTTGCAATTTCATGCCCGCTCATCGTTTTTTTCAGGTCATGAATAATTTCCTGTGGTGTTTTTAAAATACTCATTTATTGCCTCTAAATTGATTTTGCTCAATTATAAGTACTTTTGTACTATTAAATCAAGCACCAAAGTACTATTTTAAATAAGTACAATAGTACCGACCAGATAGGAGCTTGAAATGGAAGAATTAAAAGAATTTAAAGACCGCCTGAGAAAAGCGAGAATTGAGAAAAATATAAGTCAGGTTGAATTAGGGAGACTGACAGGCGAATCTCAATCGAAAATCGCCGCCTTGGAGTCAGGAAGAAACAAAAAGCCGACAAATACCGTCCAATTAGCCGAAATATTAGGCGTTTCAGCCTATTGGCTGGAAACAGGCAAAGGGGAAATGCACCCTTCCCCCGCCCAAGACGAAATTAAAGACATCCACCGCCCGATGCTTTGGAGCAGCAACGATCCGCTGCCCGAAGACGACTACACCTTTGCACCCTACATGAAGGAGCAGGCATTTTGCGGCGGTGCAGGCTCATTTGAAATCCCCGACTACAACGGCTTTCGCCTGCCGTTCGGCAAGGCGACCCTGCGGCGCAAAAGCATCAACCCCGACAACGTGTTTTGCTGCACCCTCACCGGCGACAGCATGGAGGAGCGCATAGCCGAAGATGCCGCCATAGCCGTAGACGCGGGTGAAAAAACCATACGGGACGGCAAAATCTACGCCTTCCGCCACGGCGACCTGTTCCGCGTCAAATACCTCAGCCGACTGCCGGGCGGGCGCGTCAAAATCAAAAGCCACAATCCGGCCTACGAGGACGAAGAAGCAGGGTTGGAAGACATAGAAGTCATCGGCCGCGTCTTCTGGTGGAGCGTGTTGGATTGAAAAATTCCGCCTTGGTAAATCTCAAAAAGTCAGATTTATAGATTTACACTAAGTGTAAATTTGATATAATGAGGATATTGATATGCAGTTGAAGTTTGAAACAGATTACCTGCATCTGTTGTTTGCCGATTCATTCTTTCAGGATAAGCAGATAGGCATAAAAGCAACCGCCGCATACAGGATCGTTGTCAATTATCTTCTGTCTGCCCACAGCATATCCGATCTCCATCAGGCTCAATTTTTAGATTTGTTGCCATGTGATGACGGTTCAGGCCTTTATTCCGTAACCGTCCATCCAAAATGCAAACTGATTGTCAGCATAGAAAGCACACAGATCGTATTACACAGACTTGATTCACAAGACCAAAAATGAACACTCAAACTTTACCCGCTCAACCGATACACGCAGGACAGGTTCTGAAAGCCGAACTGGCAGCCCGCAACCTGACGCAGGCAGACTTGTCAGAAATTATTCAACGGCCGACGAAAACCATTAATCAGATTATTACCGGCAAACTGGGGATTACTCCCGATACCGCCATGCAGCTTGCTCAGGCACTGGGCATTTCGGCTGAGACCTGGCTCAATCTCCAATCACGCTTTCAACTGTCGATGCTTGAAGCCGACAAGTATCAGGATATTCCGCTAAGGGCAGCCCTTTATCAAAACTACCCGATTAAAGAGATGGTTAGGCGCGGATGGATTTCCGCTGGGAAAACATTTGAAGAATTGGAAGCGGCGGTAAAAAACTTCTTCAATATCGAAACAATCGACCAAACGCCGCAATTCCAATTTTCCGCCAAGCAAAACGCGGCCGCCTACCAACAAACAATCGGCACAACAAACTTGGCATGGCTGTTTAAAGTCAGACAACTGGCAGCCGAACAACTGACGACGGGGAAATTCAGCACTGCCGCCGTAGAAAAAGCTATTGACGAATTATCCGGCCTGCTCCGCTCGGCAGAGGAAGTCCGCCACGTTCCCAGAATACTGTCCGCCTGCGGCGTCCGTTTAATTTTTGTCGAAAGCCTGCCCAACAGCAAACTGGATGCCGCCTGCTTTTGGCTGGACAATCAAAAACCGGTTATCGGCATGACCTTACGTTACGACCGCATAGACAATTTCTGGTTTACCCTCCGCCACGAATTGGAACATATCCTAAACGGGGACGGAAAAAAGCAGGCTGTCATTGATGAAGACATTGGCATTCAGACAGACAACCTTCCCGAATCGGAACGCTTGGCAAACAAAGCAGCTGCAGATTTTTGCGTCCCTGCCGCCAAACTCGACAGCTATATCGTCCGCGTGGGGGCCTATATTTTTTCCGAAAGGAAAATTACTGCCTTTGCAGGAGTCAATGAAATACACCCGGGCTTGGTTGTCGGGCAGCTTCACAACCGCACAGGAAAATATCAGCAATTGCGCAAACATCTTGTTCCGGTAAGAAATTTCATTTTAAACGGCTCAACCTATGACGGATGGGGCTTTACAAACAGGAGTGATAATGAGTAATGCTACAAAAAATCGAATTGCAGAAATCGTAGAACAATACAAACAGGCCAAAGGCATTGAAGACGGCAGGGTAGATGTACATGATTTGGCAGGATGGGCACTGGACAACAAACTTTACCAACCCAATATGCGCGATGAAATCCAGCTTGCTGCCAATACATTTTCACGCCATTTCAGGGAAGAATTGCGCTCAGACTCTAAAGGGCGCAGCTATCGTGCCAAACACGCGGTAAGAGAAAACATTAACGGCAAACAGTCCACATTATGGGCAGATTTGGACGATTCTAATGTGCCTGTGGAACATTTCCATAAAGCATTTTCGCAGCGGCGTCAGCAAATCGTCGGCGACTGCTTCCAGCTCAAAACCGACGTTGATGTATGCAACGACAAAAAAGGCAGTGTAATACCACTATCCCTAAATTTTGAGGATGACGTAGCAGAAGCCGAATACTTGAGGGACAACCCTGACAACGCAGCCTGAACCCGCCCCATTCAACCCGCCCGCATCACGCGGGCTTTTTATTGCCCGGAGGCAATGATGAACGCTGATTTTCAAACCGCGCTGCGGTTGCTCGCCAAGCATGAGGGCGGCTGGAGCGAACGCGACCGTGATGCCGACCCCGGCGGCAAGACGATGTACGGTATCACCCAGGATACCTACAACGATTGGTGCGCGCAGAAGGGCAAACCACGCGGCGAGGTGCGTAATATCGCCTACGCCGAGGCTGCCGCCATCTACCGCGCCAATTACGCCAACCCCGTGCGCTATGAAGACCTGCCGCCCGGTATCGGCTACGCGGTGTTTGACCTCGCCGTCAATGGTGGGGTGTCGCGTGCTGTGAAGTTGTTGCAAGAGGTGTTGGGCGTCAAGGCCGACGGTATTGTCGGCAGTCAGACGCTGGCGGCGGTACGTGCCGCTAATCTGCCCGAGCTCATCAAGCGTTACTGCGCTGCCCGCCGCAAATGGCAGCTGCGCCTCAAGAACGCCAAGCATAACCCCGGCTGGGTAACGCGCATCAACGATG